GATATATCTGATGATGGCCCCCTGGGGCCATCTTCTGATATCTGATATCTGATATCAGATACGGATTGTCACTGACTGTCACACCCCTCATCTAAGGTGTGGGCATGATCGAACATCGCTTCCGACAGTCCTGGTTGAACACTTTCCTAGCGTGCCCTGAACAGGCCCGCACCATCCGCAACAAGACTGCTGTCGACACGCAGGGCAGCAAGATGGTGCGAGGCACCGTCGTGCATGCCGCTATCGAAACGGCATTGACGGCTCGCATGGCCGGCAATGAGCTGACCGCCGAAGACCTTCTCGAAGTTTTCCACATGGAATGGGACAACCATGTGGACAGCATTCAGAAATGGAACGACAACCCGACAGCGACCTTGGAGGTAGCTGTCCGCATGGTCAACGTGTGGCATCAGGAAGTGTTCCCGTACCTGAACCCTGTAGGTGTCGAACGGTACTTCGAGTTTGTTCTCTTCGAGGACGAGGCCAGACGCATCACGCTGACTGGTACCCGTGACCTTGATGAAGCAGACCTGACATGGGATTGGAAAACGGGGCGGCACGCCCCTCCATGGGAGGTGCGGCGCAACGACCTGCAGTCAATGATCTACACGCTGGCTCGCGCCCATGAGTGTGGCGACCTGGAGTCACCACAGCCGTTCAGGTTCTGTTACCTCGCTAACGCTGAGGTTGAGATCATCGACGTGACCCGCACCCCTCAGGACTGGGCTGCACTGGTGCCGTTGTGCAACAGCATCGCTGACACAATCGAGGCGAAACTTCCGTCATGGCCGATGCGCTATGATGGCTGGAAATGCAGCGACGACTGGTGTCCCAACTGGGCCAACTGTCGAGGAAAATATCTAGGTGTCGGCTCCAAGCCGGCGAACTGGTAACAACAACCCGAAAGGGAAGGAGCAATACAGATGAGTAACAGAGATAGGGCCATCATCGCCCAAACATCAGCGAAGGTGGCAGGGGAGCTGTGCCACGGCAAAGGCATGGCGGGTCTCAACGAGTACCTGGCCTGCTCGGAGATGATCTTCAACGACATCATCGACAAGGCCGGCGAAGTCGGTGCGGCGACACCGCCTGCTGCCGTCGCACCAGCGGTGCAGGGGATACCAGCACCACCAGTCATGGCTGCTGCGGCACCACCTGCCGCTCAGGTACAGGCAGCGTTCCCAGGTGCCGCCATTGTTGCCGCCCCTGGTGGCGACGTGATGGCACCAGCAGCGATGACGTTCCCTGCGCCAGCGGCAGCGAAGCCGGCTGCGGGTGCCCGCAAGAAGATGCAGCTCGACAGCAACGGGTTCGTCACCGATGGTCGACAGGCCGCATGGAACGTGGCGTTCCTGTGCGCCGGCCAGAAGACTGATGACGGCAAGGTTGTCGTCTTCGACAACAAGCGCAAGAAAGAATCAGGCGAGTGGAAAGCCAACGCTGCCGACTTCAACATTTCCGAGGTTGGTGCCACACTGTACGGTCTCGGTGCGAAGCGGATCGGTTTGTGGCTGTCGGATGCACCGACAAACATCCAGGCGGGGGACGGTTCCATTCTCCCGTTCAACGTGGCAGACATGCATGCACGCTGCGGTGGCTAAATGTCTGACTTGCCGGCGCCTCTCTCCCCAGCGGAGATAGTCGCCCGACTCGAAGGGGCGTCCTCGGATCACACCGAGGGCGTCCCCGCCTACAAGTACATTGAACCGACCGCTACAGCGTTCAACTCGTTTGTGGATTACGTCCGCAACGATGATGGCCGCTTCCTGCTGGGCTTCCCCGAGGTTGACCTATGCATGCGTGGTCTCGCCCGTGGCGAAATGCTCCTCGTTGTAGGCCATTCGCATAACGGCAAGTCGCAGGTGTTGTACAACTCGATAGTCAACGCCCTACTCAACACCAATGGTCACATCCTGCTGTTTTCCCCTGATGAACCACGGGAACTGGTGGCGCAGAAACTGCATTGCATCGCTTTCGGCCGCAACGGCCAGGAGCTGGAAGAGCAAATCAAAGCTGGTGACGAAGCCGTGCTGGAAGAGGTTCGTTCAGCGTCGCACACACTGTTCGACAGGATCCTCATCAACGATGGTGCATTGACTTTCACTGAAATGTCTGACGCTTTGAAAGAAGCGCAGGACTACTGGGGGCGGCACCCCGACTTCGCCATGGTTGACTACCTTGAACTTCAGCCTGGAGAATCAGACCACACAGGTGTGGTCGCTAAAGCGCAGGGGTTGAAGCGGTGGAGTAAAGAGGCTTCCATCCCGTTGGCGGTCGTGCATCAGGCTGGTCGAGGATCAGGTGACCGGCACAAGCCGGCAGCGATCACTGCCGGCAAGTACGGTGGTGAGCAGGAAGCCCTGGCGGTACTCGGTGTGTACCGCCGCCGCGATGACCCTGCTCTCTCCTACTTGGAGAAGTGCTACCACTCGGTGTCGGTCAATATTCGGATCACGAAGAACAAGAGGCCACCCAACAAGCTGGGTGACTTTGAATACTTTCTGTGCCCGCATACCGGTCAGATCCGTGCCTACCAGGATGACGACATTCCACCTGACGACAGGTACATGCGGTGAGTTACGACGTTGCCCTTGTCGAAAAGTTCTGTCACCTGTTTCGAGGCAACGCCCTGGCGAAAGAAACAGCCGATGGTGGTTTCCGACCGTGGCGTGACGAGGACGGCACACCGTTCCGAGCCAACGGGGCATTCTTTCAGGAAGCAATCCTCGACCACCTGTGGGGCCAGCATCACCTCGGTGTGTACCCGCTGATGGAGGTTGAAGGCTCACCGAGCTGCAACGTCGGATGGTTGGCTGTCGACTGGGACGAAGGCGACATTTCTCTCATTCACGCAGTCAACGTCAGGGAACTACTCGCCGAGATGGGTGTCGTATCGTGGGTTGAAGCGTCACGGTCAAAGGGGTACCACCTATGGGTATTCCTTCAAGAAGACATTCCTGCACAACTCGGTCGCAACGCCATGTTTGCTGCATGCCAGATAGTTGACTCCCCCACTAAAGAGGTGTACCCGAAACAGGTCACGATGCCCGCTAAGGGCTTCGGTAACGGAATACGCCTCCCATATGCGTTAGCACGCCCGCAGGGCCGTCAGGAGGCTCTACGGCGGTCTGAGGGCAACCTGTCTCTGGAAGAGTTCACTGCTTTAGCATCCGATTCGATGACGACACGCCAACAAGTCGTCAAAATAGCGTCCCTTTACCAGCCGCCACCCTCCACACGACCAATCATCACCCCCAAGTTCACGCAACGACGCGTCGACGCAGACTTCAAGTTCGTTGCCCGAGACATATGGGACCAAGGCCCCACCCACAATGATCGCAGCCTCGCCCTGTTCTCGTTCGCCTGCTCCCTGTTCCGACAGCTCTACTCACCTGACGCAGTCCTCGAATGGACCCGACAGTGCGACCTCAAATGGGGTCAGAAGTTCGCAGCCCGTGGAGCGAGCGGCGAACAACAGTTACGCAAACTAGTTGATGACGCCGGCAGCAAGATGGGACGATGAAATAATGGACGCAGCGCACCAGTTCTGGTCAGCTTTCTTTAAAGGGGATCAAAACATCTTTGATCACTGGTTGGCGTATGGAATCGAACAGGGATTCTGCGGACCACCCGTCTGCACCACCCATGACGGGATCCCGTCCACCAGGGAAGAAGACGAAGTCTGGGAAGAGTTCGGGGAGGTGTGCATCCACATGATGCGGCCCTACACCGACGCTGACGAGAAGAAAGAGATTGAAGAAAACCATTCGCCATCGACATGGCGAAAGCCTCGATGACCTACGAGTTCAGGATCCCTGGCCGACCCAAATCTAAAAGCCGGCCACGGTTCGCACGGGGCCGCGCATACACCGACAAGAAAACCCTCGACGCCGAGAAACGCATCGCAGAACTATACGACGGCCCCTACTACGAAGAACCAGTCTCCATGGTTGTCGTCTTCCACCCAGACTGGACCGACGTAACCATCGGCCCCCTCGACGAAGCCATCTCACCCCTCACCGCCGACGCCACCAATCTGTGTAAACTAGTCGAGGACGCCCTCAACGGTGTCGCCTACCCCGACGACCGGCTGGTGCAAATGCTCCTAGTGAGAAAAATCCCCAGATGAGTTTCTCCGACCTGTCCTGGGAACAACGATACAACACAATGGGTGACGAAGCCGAAGGAGCATTCGAGGACCGCACCAAAGGATGGGCACGATACGGATTCAACCGGCCGCCCTACTCGATAGAAACCCTGCCACTGTTCATGCGGTACACCCCCGACTATGTCACCGTCAACACCCTCATCGAAGTGATGGGATGCGGAGCCAAAGGCCTTAAACTCAAACAAGAGAAACTGTCAGCCCTAACCATGTGGGACGGGCAAATGCCTGTCTGGCTGTGGATCTGGTCAACCCCGAAACAGCAGTACGCATTCATTCCATTGAAGACGATTATGAAGCTCATTGACAAGGGAGAAGCGACCCCAGGGTCGTTCCGAGAGGGTAAAGCATACTACGGCTTCAAGCCGTCCCTCTTCCCTTGGAGCAACGGCAGTGACGAGTGACGGACGACGCAAAGAATCCCTTTACGACCCCCTCCTATTTCACGGCCGCTACCAACAGCCAGCGTTCGGACGGGCGTTCTCGCCGCTTGAAGCACTCATCGCTTGCGTCCCCCACAGCGACCCCGAAGAATCTGTACTAGAACAGCTCGCCCTACGGGAGTCCCTAGCGGACGCCCTCGACACCCTGGAGGAAGATGACCGCTGGATTTTCGACATGCTTATTGTCGTTAGGTTGTCTCTGCGTTTTGTTGGCCGCGTTATTGGAATGCCTAAAACGACTGTGGCAAGACGACGCGACAAAATCATCGCGGAACTTCGACAACGGCTCCTCACCGACCCTGTCATCAAGGAACGGTTCGACAGGCTCTAACCTGGATCAGGTGGCGCAGTCCCAACGCAGCAAGTGATGAACTCCATCCACTTCTCCAACCAGATCAGCACTTCTTTCTGAGCCAACCAGTTGCCGTTCTCCGCTTCCTCCCACGCACACATCAACGCAATGAGTTCGTCAGTGGTGAACACCGTCAACACTCCGAGGCGTTGACCATTCCACTTCGCGTGGGTACCGTCCTCAACGTCGAAGATGCCGCTGGTGCGTTCCAACTCAGTGGCGATACCCTCCTGGAGTTCTTCCCTGACTGGACTCGCGAACCACGAAGACCACGCCACCTCGAAATCGAGTGGCGCCTCGTCACTCACGACCCGATGCGTTCCTTAGCCAGAGTCTTCACCGCCGACAGCAACGCCGACGCTGCGGCAATAACCGCAGTGCGGATCGTTGACAAATCGCCGATGACGATGACAGCAGTGAAAGCCTGCACGGCAGTCCACGCTGCCCGTTCACCCCATGCCCCCCACGAAAACTTTGATGAAGTAGTCACTTCCCCTTCTTTCCGCGGCCAGCCTGCGAATAGGCGATAGCCGCTGCTTGATCCTTCGAATAACCCTCACCGATCAGCTTGCCGATGTTGTGCGACACAGTC